AGGCATAAACTTATAACCCGGAACATAAAAGCAGAAGTGTTCTGACAATTCCATTTCTATTCCGGGTTCAGTTATAACACTTAAGAATACCTCGTTCTTTTTCTTAACAATTATTTTCTCCAAAACACAGTCCCATCATATAAGCTATACGTATATTTGTTAGTTACCAAATAAATACCGTCAAAACTCTTTATTTTTTCTTTAGTATTAGATTCTATATATTCTTTTAATTGAGTTAAAGAATTCCACTTACCGTTTTTCTTTTCAATTACTTCTATTAAAGTCATTTACATTCCACTCGTAAATTTGTTCCATTCAATAATGTTTTTTATGTTCTGATGTCTCCACTTGATGTTGTCAAGTATTTCTTTTAAAGTGTCGACTAGTTCTTGCGTGTAATGCATTTTGGCCTGGTGTGCCTGAATAAGCGGATCTGCATCATACCATTTATCCATATCACCTTTTAGCACAGTAAGACCATCCAACGGATCATATGACCAGCCTTTTTTGTCCATTTCTTCCTGAGTGAGCTTTCCGTTATAATGCATAAATTTATCTCTCAGTAATACTTTAAACTCTAAGTCTAATTTTTTGAATCTAAGTTTATTTACTGAGTATAGTTCTAGGTACTTCGAATGAAGTTTTGCTGAGTCTCTTGCGGATTGATCTAACTGCAATTCATCTATAACAGAGTCTTTCTTCCACATTTCAAGTATTGCTTCTAAATTATTCATAATATCTCCATAGTATATCTATATGTACACAAACCTCGCTAAAAGGTAATTACTTAATTTCGAAGTATGTATACTTTAATGTCACGTCAGCTTGTAAGTATTCTATATCTGTTTGCTGTGTTGAAAACTCGACAGCTGATAGACTGGTAGGAAAACAGTCTTTGAAAGAAATTTCCTTAGTGACGTTGTTGTGGCTACTCAAAATCGACAATGTTGCGTCAGACTTAAATTTTTCACCTTGGCCAATTATATTGTGCATCCAATTAAACATCTCGATATAGTTTTCCATATCTTCAGTCACATTAAATCTTATAGCAAGATCACCAAAAGCGATCCTATCACCAGTAAAAGCTATATTAGACCCTTTATAGGGATTAGGCGCTTCACCTAATGATAAGTCAGGAAGTGTTACGGCTGTACAAAAATACTCAACATTTGCATATTGAGTGGAATCGATCTTAAATTGAAACCCCGTAGGACTTAAAAAGTTTTTATTTGCAGTAGTCATATAGTTATTTATACAACTTAAATCACTAATAATAAAAAAAAGGGTGTTACCACCCTTTTTTAACTTTTGTGTCAAAGTAATACTGCTTACATTCCTTTACAGTAGCCGAGATTCCTTCCTCAACCTCTTTGTCACAAACCTTATTCAATTCAATTGTACTGTCTACGGCACCTATAGTGCCAAAAACAATAATAGCCCAAAAAACTATAGTCATTTTTACTCCTTTTATATAAACAAAAAAAGGGATCCCGAAGGATCCCTTAATCGCATATCTAATTAAAGATTAGCTGTTCTGCATGATTCCGTCTACTCTAAAGATTCTAAAGTATGGGTTAGCTCTTGCAGTACCAGTGGTTCCATCAGTTGAAACATATGGGTTAGCAACCATGCCGTATCGAGTCTTGAAACCGATTCTTGGCTGGAAGTCTTCTTCACCAATTGCTTTAACCATAGTTAAAGGAACGTATGGGCAATAGAAAATACCTGCGTCATATGGAGTATTACCTCTATATCCTACAGTTACGTAGTCAGGGTTAGTACCAGTTGCATATGGATCAACATATACTTTGAACTTACCGTTAAGAACACCAGCAAAAGTATTACCAGTATCATCAACATTCAAAGCAGTTGTCAAAGCTGGAGCATAGTCAAGCATTCCAGAAGCAGCAAGGATTGAAGCAACGTCAGAAGAACAGATTACATAGTTACCTTTTCCTCTTCGTGTTTCTTTAGCAATCACATTAGCTTCTCTTTCGATCTGTACAATAAGACCTTTTGCTTTTTCAGCCAACCAGCGGCCATCTGAATCAGTGTGCAGGTTAAAGATACCCTTAACAGCAACACTTGATTGAAGAGCACCTAGCTTCGCTTTTTGGTTTACAGTTCTAACAACTTCTCTGTTGATTTCCGCGAGGATTTCAGAAGAAAGGATGTTAGCAAGCTCGCCTTCAGCATCTAGACCGTGAACAGCCTTAAGATCTTGTGCAAGTTCCATTGTGTACTCAGCTTTAAGAGCTCTTGACTTAGCAGTTACAGTAGCCTTATCGATTGAGAAAGCCATCTCACCGAAAGTAGTACCGCCGCCGTCGCCTAGTGCTTCAGCTTGAGCTGTAGTTAGACCAGCACCTACTGTTGAGAAAATCTCGCCAGAAGTTTCACCAGTTGCCAAAGAACCGTCGCCGTCATCAGCTGCAGCTTCTAGACCAGAAGGTCCAGCTTCTTGAGTACCGCCACCTGAGAAAGCTGTATTAGCTTCGTCATGTAGTGCTTCGGCACCAGACTGGTTAGTATATCGTGACTTCATTGCAAAGATAAGACCAGTAGGTCCACTCATTGGCTGAACACCAGCGATATCATAAGCAATCAAGTTAGGCATAGCTCTTCTTACTAGAGAGATCAAAACAGGATCGAATCCTTTGATCGCACCAGCAGTAGCACCCATACCAGCACCTACTACGTTACCAGCTGCTTCACCGATGAAGTTACCTTGTACAGCTTGAGCTTCTTCTCTAGCTGCAATTTCTTGGTTCTCTAACAGTCGAGCAGTAACTGCTGCTTTATGACTGTCTTGAATTGATGGAACATCTGCGTGCCCAAGAACCGGAGCCCACTTTTCCATTAAGTTTTTGTCTGCGTTAAACATTTTTTGTTTCCCCTATTAGACTATTTGTTAAATTTTGAAATAGCTGAAGTGTATCTAGCCATAACGTCACTGATTTCAGCCGGAGCTTCATCAGTACCAACCAATTGTTGAGCTTCATCTACTGATTCTTGAGCTTCAGATCTGAAGTATGATTCTTTAACTACATTCACTTTCATTTCGAAAGATTCTGCGTCGTCAAAATCAATATCTTCTACCAAAGATGCAAGCTTTTCAGCTTCAGTCAATGCTAGCCCAGAAGATGCATTTCTTACAATCTCAGCTCTTTCTAAATTAGAAACAGACTCAGTTAGCGCGATGTTATCTTCCGTTGATTTATTTAGTGATTCCTCTAGCTCAGCAACCTGTCCTGACAATTCGTCAATTAGGTCAACCTTACCTTCTGGAACCTCGATATAGTGCTCTTTGAACACTGATTGTAAAGAAGCCATAAAGTCTTCAGCAATTTCAGTCCTAAGACCGTTGGTTACTGCAACTTCGTTGTCTGTCATCCAGTTAGAAACTACATAGTTAAGATAGGAATCTACCTTTTCTACGAGCTCAGACTTGATTTCAGATACTTCTTCTTCAAGGTTTGCGACGTACTCAGACTCGAGTCTTTCAATCTCTGCACCTACTTTAGTTTTTAAAGCAGCTTCAAAGATGATTCCAGCTTTAGCTTGAAAACCATCAGACAGTGTAGCTTCTTCAGCCACCAATGATTCTAAATCTTCAGAGTAGTCAATGTGGTCGACATTTACGTCTTCCTGAACTGGCTTCTCTGCTTCTTCTTCAACATCAACACTTTCGTTAGTAGCTTTCATAACACTAGCATAAATCTTTTGTGCGTCTAGTTTTTTTGATTTTTTCAACATATCATTCACTGATGCCATGATTGCAGCTTTAGTTTTAGGCATTGTTTCGACTACAGGCTCTTCGTCTTCGTCGTCTTCTTCATCAGCAGACTCCTCAACTTCTTCCTCTTCGTCATCATCACCTTCTTCTTCAGCTTCATTCTTAGCTTTCGCTTCTACGATTTCTTCGTCTTGAACTTGTTCGTCTTCAACGAGCTCCTCGTTAGTAAGCTCTTCAGTTTCTGATACGTCTTCGACTAAATCATTTTCTATTTTGTCATTAGACATAATTTATTCTCCTATTAAGAATTTACAAGTTTAGAGAGGAAATTCTTAAAAGCTTTAATCTCAACATCAGATGATCTAACGCCTCGAGCTTCCTTGATTTCAGTCTCAATTTTCTCAACTTCTTGTGGACAAAGAACGCCATTATTCCATACCCAATCAACACCTTCCATAATTCCATTGACAAACGCCTCTGGAGCTGAAGGGTCTTGAACGATATCTACAGTAGATAACATAAAGTCATCTTTCACATACATAGCGCCATTCTTTTGCACAAGACTTCCCATACCACGACTTGATACACCAAGCTTAACTCCGCCTTCGAGTAGACCTTTTACGATCTGACCCATAGGGGTTTCTAAGATTGATGCCTTTCCTACAACATTACTTCCGTCAAATTTGAGCTCGGTAATTTTGTGTGAAACTTTATCTAAGTTAATAGTAGGACCTTCGGGGTGATTCAACTCTCCGACGGCTCTACCAGTACTTACTTGTTCTTTTACATATTTATTAACCGCATTTTCAAGAATGCTCTTTTCATAAATACGGCCGTTTCTATTCTTAGAATCGGCTTGCATAAAAACACCCTCGATTGCGAGAGTCTTTTTGCCATTAACTTTTTCTTCAATAACCTCTAGATTATTGTCATTAAATTCTGCTATAAGCTTCATATACTTATTTCCGTTGTTATTCCTCTTCTTTAGAGGCCTGCCTATCGTGCAATGTAGAAGCTATTTCGATCTTCTTTGCATCCATTGCGGCAGTTAATTTATCGGCCATAATAGAATTAAACTGCTTACCAGCAGCAACGTTATCGCCCGATTTTACATCATCAATTAAATTTTCAATACTCATTTATTTACATCCTTCGTTATATATTTATAATATTTTAAATGTCAAGATCATCTTCATCTTCAATATCGCCCGACGCTTTTTCAGCAGCAATCTGCTTTTGAATTTCGGCGATCTCATCATCCGTTTGTCGTAAGATATTCTTACGAATCCATTCATTGGACACATACTTTCCAACATATTCATCCATTTGAGCTAACATTTCAAAGCGCTCTCGTGTTATTTCAGCTTCTTTTAATTCACTAAAGTAATTATCTTCAATAAAGTCGAAGTATATATCTTCTTTAAACTTAAGCCAATCTTCTTTAGTAATAATACCTTTCAGCATCAACTGTGTTTTTAATAGTTGCAAAAATAGGTCACTGAATCTCTTTCTCAATCTATCTAGAAACTTCTTAAACTTAACTTCATCTCTAGAAATCTCAGTGGATCGGCCTAAATTAAATCCAGACTCTTGTTCTAAACGATTAGCTGGAACGTTGAGCGACTTGTAGAGTTTCTTTTGGAAGTAGATGATGTCGTCAATTTGTCCGAGGTTTTCCCCACCGGGCAACGTTGTAATTTCTGTACCCCTACCACCTTCTCTACGCGGTAAGAAGAAGTCTTCCAACATCGACATGTGCTTACGATCATCTTTAATATCTCCAGTGGCAGCATCATAAACTAACTTATTTCTATATTGCCCCATGATGTTCTTCAAATACTCTTCAGCTTTACCTTTAGGAAGATTACCAACATCAATATAAAAAATTCTTCTCTCTGGAGCTCTACTAATTCTATAGATCACCAATGAGTCTTCCATCATTCTTAGCTGATTAACTGGTTTAATTGCTTTATGTAAGAATGATAATATTCTTTTGCGAGTCGGATCTAACATTCCTGAAGTACAATATGCAATTGAATCCGGATGTATCTTTAATCCTTTAT